CGAGTTGCTACTATTGTATCAAAAACCTTTCCTTTAGGTTTAAAGTCGTAAAACTTTTCTAGGACGGGTATGTCAAATTTAATAATGTTATGACCAATAATTAAATCCGCCTGTTCTAATTTTTTTATAGCGTCTTCATTTTTTAATTTTAGAATTTCATTAGTATCAATATTTTTTAATACTATACAATGTACTTTAGTACACTGGTTTAAAAAACCATCTGTCTCTATATCAAAACAATATTTCATTTTATATCCTTATCATTTTTTTAATTACGCTACGAGGATAAATATTTCTATCACCAAATTCTATCTCGCCATTTTCAATATAATAACTTGCAAAAGAATAAACATAATCAGGTGTCTTATCAAATATCCAACACTCGGTATGCACATCAGCACAAGTCATCTTACTAAATTCATTTTCAGTTGCTAAAGTTGAATCACCAACTATATCTTCCCAAATAATTTTATATTTATAGTATCTTTTAGACCCTACTATTAAAGGTTCTGTTGTTTTCTTTTTCATTTAAAATATAATCTCCATAAGTAAATAGAGTGTAATAAAAACAAACATCATAAATAACATTTTATCAAAAGGAAAATTTCTCATTGTAATGTATGTAGTTTAACTTCTACTCTCCACGCCGCATTTTCTCCATTCATAGCCATTTGTAAAAGTGCATCTTCTAACATAAGAGCTGAACTTTCTTTACCAACATCTAATGTAACTGGTCGTTGATATTTTTTAGCTTTACCTACAGCTTCTAAAACATAAGCAGTCCATTGTATTGATTGTCTTCTATGTTTAAAAACTTTATCAAAACTCATCAGACAGTTCTCCTTTAACTTCACTTAAGCAACCAGTGTTTAAATCATAATAAAGATTACAAGCCTTTCCAGTTTCTCCTGAAAATCTATTCTTTAGTATATTTACTTGAGCAATATTATTATCAGCTTGTAAATTTCTATTCATTCCAATTATTATATCGGATAGTTGAGCTATACTTTGACTGCCTCTTAAAGCATTTAAGCCTACACTCTTACCATCTTCAAATCCTTTATCTCCCTCAGACCTTCTTAAATGGCTAACTAATATTAATCCTATACCAGTTTCTTCTACTAATGTTCTTAGTTTAGAAACAGTATAATCAATTAATTTTCTTTCATCGCTAGTGTGTTCATCACCAATAGATGATAGAGCCATATGTAAATGGTCTAACACTACAAAATCTACGTTACACGCTTTAGCTAAATATCTTATTTTTGATAATAAATTATCAGCAAGAGTGCTACCAAAATGATTGTAGAGATAAAATTTCCCGTTACCAACTGTTGTTTTAAAAGTTTTATTGAGTTCTTTCTCATCTGTCCCTTCTCGTGTTAAATGTAAAGGTTTCTTCATAGACACTCCCATAATTCCAAGAGCACTACGTTTAACGCTTTCTTCTAATGCAATATAACCTACACTAAAATCTTTTTCTAATAAATGTAATGCAACGTGTCTACAAAAAGAACTTTTACCAATTCCCGTACCTGCTGTAACAGTAACTAATTCTCCTTTTCTTAATCCGTGTGTCTTAGTATTTAAACACTCAAAAGGATAAGGAACTGTTATATAAGTATCTTCTTTTTTAATTTCATTCCATAAGTCAGCACCTAAAACTATTCCATCAGGTCTATAGGCTTTACTAGACCATATACAATCTACTAATTCTCTAGTCTTACCTTGAACTAACATTTCATTAGCATCTTTTAAAGGAAGACTACATATCTTAGCTTTATTAGGTGAGAATAATTTAGCACATTCAATAGCTCCTTGCTTACCTTGTTCATCTTGGTCAAACATTAGAACTACTGAATCAAATCCTTCTAAAAATTCTAGCTCTCTTTGAATATCTTTTTTAGCTCCTTGAGCTCCACTCTTTACGCTTACTACTGGAAATTTATTTGAATTAATTTTACTAACACTAAGGCAATCTATTTCTCCTTCAGTTACAATAATCATCTTACCTTTATCTCTCCAAAGATGCTGACCAAATAAACCTGATTGTCTTGCGTCCCCTAGCCATTGAAAGGTCTTATCAGGGTTTCTTAATTTTTGTGCTACTAATTTTTTATCTTTATCATAATAATTTGCTATCTGAACTGGTCTTCCAAACCACGCACCAGTTTGATAATTAAATTTTCTTACTGTGTCTAAATCTATTTTTCTTTTTGTTAAAGGAGTAAGTTCTCCACTTATAAATTCTTTACTTGTTTTTTCTTTTACTGGTTGTTCCAAATCATTTCCTCTTGTTGTTGTGTTACACGAGAAACAATAAGAGTGACCATCATCATAAACTGAATTAGCGTCTGACGAACCACAATTATTGCAGGGCGTGTGATATAAAAAGTTACTTTCCTGTTTTTCCATAAAAATTTTCCTGTTAAATATTTCCCCCTTGAGAGCTTTAGCCTCACAATTTCAATCATTTAAGATTTTCCGTTGAGTATTATATACTCTCTCAAGGGGTACAAACAAACTATCTCAGCAATTCACTTACGTTAAAATGCGGAGATAAGGAGTCGGTCATATCTCTATGACCAACTATCTGAACCTCTTTATAATCTTTTTTTAAATCACGAATTAACTCTAAAAGAGCTTCGTATTGTTTAAAAGTAAAATTACAATCGGGCTTACCATCTATTGACTGTCCACCGATTAGACAGATACCAATAGAATTTTTATTTGACAATTTAACATTAGTATCAACGTGAGCACCTGCAATTTGTATTTCTCTTCCATCTTGCACTTCACCTTTTCTAGTAATGACTTTGTGAAATGCACAAGAGAACAAACCTTCTTTTCTGTGCTGTATGTCAATATCCTTTACGTCAAAATTCTGTGTCGGATTAGTTTCTGAAGCGTGGACAACAATATATTTAGTTTCTTTTCTTATGTTGCTCATAACCAATCCTTCGGAACGTGTTTATCGGCATATTCATATCCGTATCTTTCGCACCACATTCCATAAGTTGTTTTTGATTTCTTACTTATCCTAGCTCTTGAATTAGAAAATATAAATCTAATATCTAAATTAGGGTATTGCTCCCTAATCAATTTCATTTTCTGTCTATCTTGAGTGGTAAATAATCCTTTTGTTTCTATAAAAATTTTTTTCTTTGTTAAATGAAAATCAGGCGTATAGGTATGAACTTTTTGAGGCTTAGTATATTTCAACTTAGTCTTTTCAAATTCATACACTACACGATTTTCTTTTAGCTCTTTCGCTATAGACTCTTCTAAGCCTGAACGAAATCCGTATCTTAATCCGACTTGTTTAGAAGTCAGTCTGAGTTTCCTGCGATACATTTTCTTCTACTGCTACTGCTTCAGGTTGTTCATAGCCATCTTTAACTTTATCAAAGCCATAACCTTTAGCATTACTAGAGCCACCTTCAACTAACTTAGTTACTTGAACAGCTCTTAGTCTCATTGATACACCTGCTCCTGCCATAGCTGTGTAATAAGGTATCAATTCTGCTGATACTTTCATTTCACTACCTGACCAAACATTAGCGTCAATCATAGGTTTCCCCGTGCTATCAAACAAAGCAACTCTATTAGGTATTACTTTACCATCTTTAGTTATAATTTTTGCCTTAGTCTTAAATTTAAAAATAACATTTCCTGATGGCTTACCATCAATTAATTCATCTTCAAAAGGACTAGGAGCTTGTTTAATAGATTTTCCTTTAGCCTTCTCTTTAGCAAGAGTAAGACTTTTTTTAATCTCAGCATTAATTTGAGCCATTAATGGTTGAGCATCTTTCGTCTTTAAAATAAGATTGGTCTTATAATGACCAGTCTCATCAAAACGAGTATCGGGTGTTGTCAGCCACGCATATTGCGAAACTCCAACTGGTGATACCACCTTGACATAACTATTCTTTGCCATTTTTTCTCCTATTTATTTATTGTTACTAAGTACGGGCACTTTAATGCTATTACGCAAAAAAGAACGTACTTTCCCTCAGTTTATTTATATCCAAATCACCTTTTGAGGGGACTTCAGGTAATTTAGCCTTTAATTTATCAGGTAATTGTTTCTCAACATCTTCCCTGAACTTCGCAAGTACATCGTGATTAGAAAACATATCAATAAAGGCTTCTCTTAAACTTTTATTTAACATTTCTACATCACCCGCCGTTGTACCAAAGCTGTCGTGCACATTACAAAAATTCTTAATTCCATTTTTATATGCAACATTAACAGTCTTAACCATACCTGCGGAATCTACCGAGTGCACCACGTTAGGAGCTACTCCGTTAGACATTCTAAGTTTATCTGTCTTATCAGTCTCAGCATTGATACGAGGTTTTATAACTTCTCCCATAAGCATAGCTTTAACTCTTTTAGACTTCATTTCAGGATAGGATTGATAAACTGGAAATCCTACTGGTGTAACCCAGTGTATAGGTAATTGTTCTTTTGAAACAATCTTAGCTATATCCTGAAGATACTTCATACCAACTCTAGCTGATTTTAAATTATCCCCTATGCTATCCCAAATGACACTAGCCAAATAAGAAGCGGGTCTAAATAAATCATTAACAAAAGGGTGGCTCTCTCCTTTATCTTGTCTCTTGGTTAAGTCTTCTATTACAAAGTCCGTGCAAGAGTATCTTGTTGAGCCATAACAAATTGTCATAATACTTCGTTTAGTAGTAGAACGCTTAACTCCATAATCTAACCACTGCTGAGCATAAGGTCTATCTTCTGAAGCGTGTACTCTTAACTTATCATTAACAGCGTCAGCAACTAATTGATAAATGTCTTGAGGTGTATCTGACGGAAGTAAATTAACTAACTTACCCGCAACACTATCTCTTAACATTAAAGAATATAATTGAAGACCATTACAGCTCCCATCAACATTGACAGGTAAATGAGATATAAACTTTTCATTTATTCCTCTTGATTGATAACGTCTCCACTCATCACACCACGCTAAGAATTGAAAACTATTAGAAGCGTCTTCCCATTCTCTATGTCTAAAAGGGTCTTGAGCACAATTAATTATCCATTGTTCATTATCATTAACCCATTTAACTCTATCTTCTAAAGATACTTTATCATTCCCATACATATTAGCTCCGTGTACGGCTAACCAAAACTCTCCTCTATTCTCAGGAGTTATTTCTTTACCATTAGCAAATACAAGTAATGCCTTAGCTCCACCAATACTTTGATAATTTAAAAAGGCTGGGACGCAGTATGCGCGACCTCTAAAATCAAATTGTAAAGGATAATATAATGTCGCATAGTCTTTAAACTTTTGAGCTAACCAAATTATTTTAGCATACAATAATCTTTTAGAAAACATACGAGCATTTTCAGTATGGGCGATAACAGCTTTTCTCTTCCAATCTTTTCTTGATTCTTTATTAGTCTCTATGTCGTGAGGTTTATTTGGTATATCTAAATTTCTATTAGGTGGCATACCACCAATAGCATCTCCATTATCCCAAGCATTTTGCATAACACTAAGAATAAACTTATTAACTTTAAAAGGTGTACTTTGCATTATATTGATTGCACTATAAACTTCAGGCATATCAAAGTTTTCAAGCTCTCTCTTAAATTGTTTATTCTTTTGTTTTACTAAATCTAACTCAGGTAGTTCTTTAGTCCAATATCCACCACCAACAACTGAGCTCCACATCTTAGGTTGTAAAACTGTTGGTAAGTATTCAGGGTTTAATAGCTCATTAAAGCCATTTCTATTCTTAATCCATTCTCTAGTCTTATGTGTTTGTTTGATAATCTTAGCTTTTTTATGATTGATAGTTTCCATACCAATTTCAATTAAGCCTGTTGAGACAATTAACATCTCAACTAATTTTAAACCAACGTGCAATTTCTCAGGTGTAGTCCACTCTTCCCATTTAACTATTCCACGCTTAGCACTCTCTCTTAGCTTACGTCTTTTATAAACATAATTCCAAGACCTTTTGTCTAAGTCTTTTTTAACAGCTTCATATAGCTCAGGGTTTAAAAACTTAAAGTTCTTTAAAGCTATCTCAGTTTCAATCTTACCACCAAGACTAATACAAGTAGCGGTTAAAGGTTTATATTGTGTAATTGTATTGATTATGTGTTTGCCCGTGATTAGGGCTAATATTTCGGGTGAGACTTCGCACATCTTAACAAAAGCAATAGGTGGTTTTCCGATAGTCTTCTTAGATGTCTCTTGTATATACTCAGCTATCGCATTGGCTAAAGGTCTGATTGTGTTAGCTACCATAACTTTACCATAGCTCGTAACAGATTCTTCCTCACGTTCAACGTGTGAGATACGCCTTTTGTTAGTTCTGTGTTTACCTAGCTCAGCCATTTCTTTTTCGTGCTTTAATTGGTCTGAGTATTTCGGCATTATTTCTAGTAATGTTTGTTTACTATCCATATATTGTATAAACTCCTATAAGTTATTGTGTTTATGTTTTTGGCTTCTACATACGGGCACTTTAGTCGCTCAGCTCAGCTATGTAAAGCCTGAATTTTTTAAAAAATAAGGTCGGGAGTACCCCGCTAGGTGTACCCCCTATCTCATA